GAACCAGCTACGCTCAGTCACCTGGGCCGAGCTTACCAAGTGGGCAGCAATGTTGATTAACAGCCACTGGTGGGAGATCAGCGCGACTAAGCTGGTTCCAGCCAAGTGGTTGACCGACCTGGTTGAAAAAGACCTGAAGAAGGGCACCCGCTACTGGGCCTGCGAGGGTAAGCTGTGGTCGGAAGAAAACCCCGACTCTTACGCTGGTGTGCACAATCAGGACGGCATGATGCTGATCTTTGATGAGTCCAGCGGTATTCCGGATCCCATCTGGGACGTTGGCGCTGGCTTCTTTACGGAGAACACGCCGGATCGGTACTGGTTTGCCTTCTCCAACCCACGGCGCAATACTGGGTACTTCTTTGAGACTTTCAACGCCAAGCGCGCCTTTTGGAAGTCCCGCACGGTGGACGCTCGCACGGTGGAAGACACCGACAAGGCAATCTACGAGCAGATCATTGCCGAGTATGGCGAAGACTCGACCCAGGCCAAGGTTGAGGTCTATGGTGAGTTCCCGTCTGCCGGTGAGGATCAGTTTATTGGCTCAATGCTGGTGGACGACGCCATGAAGCGCCCGAAGTACAAGGACATGACCGCGCCTATCATCCTTGGTGTGGATCCTGCCCGTGGTGGTGCCGACGCGACGGTAATTGCGGTGCGACAGGGCCGCGACATCGTGGCAATCAAACGGTATCAGGGTGAGGACACCATGACGATTGTTGGCCGAGTCATTGAGGCTATTGAAGAATTCAAGCCAATGATGACCGTGATTGACGAGGGTGGCTTGGGTTATGGCATCCTTGACCGGCTGACTGAGCAACGGTACAAGGTCAGAGGCGTTAACTTTGGCAATAAGGCCAAACATTCCATAGCTTTTGGCAACAAACGCGCCGAAATGTGGAATGATATGAGGAACTGGTTAAAATCTGCTAGTATTCCGCAAGACAGGCAACTGAAAGCCGACCTGACAGGGCCGACAAAGAAGCCTAATTCTTCTGGTACTATCTTTCTGGAAGGCAAGAAGGAAATGAAAGCTCGTGGTTTGGCTTCGCCTGATGCGGCTGACGCTATTTGCGTGACCTTTGCATTTCCCGTGGCCCATAGAGAGTACAAAGAAAATACCCGTACACTGCGAGTCCAAGATCGCGGCGCAGTTTCAACTGGATGGATGGGAAGCTAATATGGCAAACACTAAACCAATCGGCGTAGCTTACGAAGATCAAAACATCATTGGCGCGGATACGGTTAATGCAAATGTGGTCTACGCAACATCTCAGTTGGGTTATACCAATGGTGCGTATGGTACGGTGACACAGACTGGCAACAAAGCATCAGCCGTAACATTGAACAAGACTGCTGGCACAATTACCACGACAAATGCTCAAATGGCCCCTAGTGCTAAAGTTGCGTTTGTTGTGAACAACAGCCAAGTGTCTGCGTTGGATACGGTCATTGTGAACATTGCATCTGGTGCTACTGCAACTTTTGCGTACCTTATTGCGGTGGTGACGGTAACTGATGGTGCATTTACAATTAACCTAGACAATGTGTCAAGCAATGCCTACACCGACACGCTCAAGATCAATTTTTCTGTACTTCACGTTCAACCAGCATAAGGACGTATCATGCCGCTGAAGAAGTCACCCACACCCGAAGCCTTCCGTAAGAACGTAAAGGCTGAAGTTGCCGCTGGCAAACCAGTCAAACAGGCCGTTGCGATTGCGTATTCCGTAAAGCGCGCCGCAGCCGCCCCAAAAGGTAAAAAATAATGGACATTACTGGTATCACAGCCGCTGCCGCAGTCGCTGTTGGCGGCTCGGCCAAAGACAAAAGTGATGCCAGCATCCTTGCCGCAGCTCGTTCTCGTCTTGACTTGGCGATGTCTGCGCTCTCTGAGTCGCGTGAAGACGAGAATGATGACCTGAAGTTCTACGCTGGAAGTCCTGACAATTGCTGGCAGTGGCCTGCTGATGTGTTGGCTACCCGTGGCGCTGTGCAGGGTCAAACGATCAATGCGCGCCCCACGTTGACCATCAACAAGCTGCCACAGCACGTTCGTCAGGTCACAAACGACCAACGGCAGAACCGCCCAGGCGCCAAGGTTATTCCGGTTGACGACAACGCCGACATCGAGATTGCCGACATCTATAACGGCATGATCCGGCACATTGAGTACATCTCGGACGCTGATGTCGCCTATGACACCGCCTGCGAGAACCAGGTGGCCTATGGTGAGGGCTATATCCGGCTCCTGACCGAGTATTGCGACGACAACACATTCGACCAAGACATCAAGATTGGCCGGATTCGCAACAGTTTTAGCGTGTACATGGACCCAACCATGCAAGACCCTACTGGCGCTGACGCCAAGTATTGTTTTGTCACGGAAGACCTGACCCGAGATGAGTACGAGCGCATGTACCCCGATTCGGCACCCATTACGACCTTGCAGTCGCTGGGTGTGGGCGACCAGTCCATCAGCAACTGGCTTAACGAAGACACGGTGCGGATTGCTGACTACTACTACATTGATTATGACCGCGCTACGCTGAACTTGTATCCCGGCAACGCTACGGCCTTTGCCGGTACGCCCGAAGACAAGCAGTTGAAGGCGTTTTACGGCAAACCGCTGAAGTCCCGCGAGTCTGACCGCCCAAAGGTCAAGTATTGCAAAATCAACGGCTATGAAATCCTTGAATCCCGCGAGTGGGTGGGCAAGTGGATTCCCGTTATCCGCATTGTGGGCAACGAATTCGAGGTAGATGGCCGTCTGTATGTGTCTGGCTTGGTGCGTAACGCCAAGGATGCACAGCGGATGTACAACTACTGGGTGTCGCAGGAAGCTGAGATGCTGGCTCTGGCCCCCAAGGCTCCGTTTATCGGTTATGGCGGTCAGTTTGAAGGCTACGAAGACAAATGGAAGACCGCTAACACCCAGAATTGGCCTTATTTGGAGGTCAATCCTGACGTTACAGACGGTCAAGGCGGCGTCTTGCCACTACCCATGCGCGCCCAGCCGCCAATGGCCTCCAGCGGGCTTTTGCAGGCCAAAGCGGGTGCTGCTGAAGACATCAAATCGACCACCGGCCAATACAACGCTTCTTTGGGCATGGGCTCCAACGAGCGCTCAGGAAAGGCCATTCTTGCGCGTCAGCGTGAGGGCGATGTCGGGACTTACCACTATGGTGACAACCTGGCCCGTGGCGTTCGGCACATTGCGCGCCAGTTGATTGACATGATCCCCAAGATTTACGATACCCAGCGTATCGCTCGAATCATTGGTGAAGATGGCGAGACAAAGATGGTCAAGATCAACCCTGACCAGCCGCAGGCCGTCAACAAGATCACGAACGACCAAGGCATCGTAATCGAGAAGATTTACAACCCCGGCGTTGGCAAGTACGACGTTGTGGCTACCACCGGCCCCGGCTACGCCACCAAGCGTCAAGAGGCTCTGGAGGCTATGGCCCAATTGTTGCAGGGCAATCCACAGCTTTGGCAAGTGGCTGGCGACTTGTTTGTCAAGAACATGGACTGGCCGGGTGCGCAGGAGATGTCCAAGCGTTTTGCCAAGACCATTGACCCCAAACTCATGGGTGACGGCGAAGACAACCCAGCATTGGCCGCAGCACAGCAGCAGATGCAGGCTATGGGCGCTGAGATGGAGCAGATGCACACAATGCTCCAAAACGTGTCCAAGTCTATGGAAGCCCAAGACATGAAGCGTAAGGATTACGAGGCGCAAATTAAAGCTTACCAAGCCGAAACGCAACGTATTTCTGCGGTACAAAGCAGCCTTGGTGAAGAACAAATCCATGACATTGTTATGGGTACGCTGCACGCAGCAATGGCTACGGGTGACATTGTTTCAGGTGGACAGTCTATGGGTGTCCGTGATAACATACTTGAGAACGAACCTCAGGAGTTGTCAAATGAATCAATCCAATTTAACCCAAGCGCAGGTACTTGAAATGTTTTCTTACGTTGATGGAAAATTGCTTTGGCGTAAGAAAACATCACGAAAAACCGTGATTGGTAATGAAGCTGGAACACATCGTAAAACTGATGGATACCGGCAAATTATGATCAACCGTTGTATTTATCGCACACACCGATTGGTTCATTTGTATCATCACGGATGGATGCCTGAAATAATTGATCACATTAATCAAAACACATCAGACAACCGCATTGAAAATTTGCGTAGTGCCACCCGTGCTGAGAACGCCTACAATTGCAAAATGCGACCCGATAACACTTCTGGTGTCAAAGGCGTAACGTGGTGCAAAAACAAGCGTAAATGGGTTGCCCGTTTGTATGCCGACCGTCGATGTGTAAATCTTGGACGTTTTGCAGAAATGCAAGATGCTGTTGCTGCGGTTATGGCAGCAAGACACCAATATCATGGCGCATTTGCGTCTGAAGGGATGCCACAATGAAAGCAAACGAGTTCTTAGGATTGTTGTTTCTGGCGCGGGATGTAACCCATTCCGTGCATTGGAATACCCGCAGCTTCTCCAAGCACGATGCGCTTAACATTTTCTATGATCGCATTATTGGTGCTGCTGACGACTTTGCTGAAACGTATCAAGGCCGTCATGGTCTAGTTGGGCAAATTACCCTACAATCGGCAAAGAAAACAGCCAACGTCATTGAGTTTTTGGAAGATTCTTTGAAGCAAATTGAAGCTGGCCGTTATGAGGTGTGCGATAAATCGGACACAGCTTTGCAGCAGTTAATTGACAACATTGTTGAAATTTATTTGCGAACCCTCTATAAGCTCAAATTTCTTGCGTAAAGGAACATCATGGAACTCTTGAATCCTCTCTCCAGCACTGACTTTCCAGCCAGAACCATCAGTTATACCGGCACCGCTGGTGTTACGGGTACATGGCCCGCTGGCCCCCAAGGTGTGGTTGTCTGGTCTGACCAGTCTTGCTATATCCAAATTGGTGAAGGCGTCACGGCTACAACTGCTTGCACCCCGATCCCCCCGTTCACCCCGATTCCATTCAAAGTACCTGCCGGTACTGGCGCTCCTTGGCGCGTGAGTGCAATTCAGGTGTCTACGGGTGGCACGATCTACTGCAAACCGATTAACATCCAATGAGCTTCTTTGGCATACCCATTCGCAATGGTGTTGCCATCGGCCTTGGGAGCGTGATTTCGTTCCTGTCTGGCTACGCCGATGCAACTGTGCAGGGCAACCTATTAACCGAGATCGGCGACAACCTCGTTCAAGAGGACGGCGGTCTGATCCTGTTGGAATGATATGACCGTTAACCTTTCCCTTCTTGGCGGTGCTGGCTGGCAGTTCTCTGACAACAATGGTTCTCCATTGTCGGGTGGCCTGCTGTACACCTACCAAGCGGGAACGGCTTTAGCGGCCAACACGTACACCAGCGCCAGCGGTGTCACGCCCAACAGTAACCCGGTTGTTCTAAACGCAGCAGGCCGTGTTGTTGGTGAAATCTGGCTTACCCAAGGCCAAGCCTACAAGTTTGTCCTGAAGACCTCTACCGGGGTTACTCTGGGCACCTATGACAACGTGCCTGGTGCTAATGACCCCAATGGCATTTATGTTGCACTGGCTGCTTTGACCGCAGCAGATGCCACGTTTGCATTAAAGGGTGCCAATACTGACATCACCAGTTTGGCAAGTCCTGCTCTTGGGGCTGCTACGGCTACAACTCAAGCAGTTGGTGATAACACCACAAAAGTAGCCACTACTGCTTTTGTAACTACGGCGGGCGGTTCTCAAATTCAACCCATTTCTGCATCTGTGGCGGCAAACGCGCTGACTATTTCTGCATCTGCATTAGCATTAAATGTTCGATCAACTACTTTGGGTAGTGGTGCTGTATCTACAATATCAGGAACCCCAGCCAATTTGGTAGTGCCAAGCACAGCTACATTAGGGACTGCAAGTGGAATACAGTCAAGATTAATTGTTCTTGCGCTTAACAATGCTGGGACACTAGAGCTTGCCGTTGTCAATATCGCTGGCGGCACCAACCTAACGGAAACAGGTGTGGTTAGCACTACTGCTATTTCATCAGGCTCTACATTTGCGTCAGTAATTTACAGTACAACAGCGCGTACAAGTGTTGCTTATCGCGTTATTGGTTATATTGAATCTACTCAAGCTACCGCAGGTACTTGGGTTACAGCACCATCCACTATTCAAGGTGTAGGTGGACAAGCTCTGACAGCTATGAGTTCGGTAGGGTATGGTCAAACTTGGCAAAATGTTGCTGCAAGTAGAGTAATTGGAACAACGTATACAAATACTACGGGTAAGCCAATTATGGTTAATGTTTACTGTGCGGGTAGCGGTGTTGCTAGTTCAAATGCAACTTTAACTGTTGGTGGTCTATATGTGTCTTACATAGTTGGAGATAGTACAAACGGAAATGCAGGAGCCACATTATCGGCAATTGTTCCTGCTGGAGTTACTTACAGTGTTGACACTGTAAACAGAACAATTGGATTTTGGACTGAACTGCGTTAATAATATTATACGCATGCATTCTCTACGAATAACTCACATTTAATTATGACCGTTAATCTTTCTTTACTTGGCGGTGCTGGTTGGCAGTTCTCTGACAATAATGGATCACCATTGTCTGGTGGTTTGTTGTACACATATCAGGCAGGAACAACTACCCCGCAAGCCACTTACACTAGCATTACTGGTGTAACTGCTCAAACAAATCCCATTGTTTTGGATTCTGCTGGGCGTATTGCTGGAGGCGAAATCTGGCTTACTCAAGGTCAAGATTACAAATTTGTCTTAAAGACATCTGCCGGTGCCAGCATTGGCACCTATGACAATGTGCCTGGTGCTAATGATCCTACAGACATCTATGCCAGTATTTATGCCACATTGGCTGCATCTTCCGGCTCGTCCCTGATTGGCTATCTCCCCTCAGGCACAGGAGCCGTAGCAACTACGGTGCAGACTAAGCTGCGTGAGTCCGTGAGTGTCAAAGACTTTGGTGCTGTAGGTGATGGAATTACGGATGATACGACTGCAATTCAGGCTGCTATTGATTACGCATTATCCAAATATGTTCGTGTGTTTGATGGTGGTGGTGCAACATTTCCAGCAGTAATGGTAAAAGTTATTTTTCCAGCAGGAATATACAAAACCAGTGGAACGCTCACAATGAACACTGGAGGATATGCAACGTGTGTTCTTGAGGGTGAGGGTCAAGCCTGTATTTATTACCACGGAACTGGTAATGCTATTTATTTACGCCCCATTGATCCCGGTTTGCCGTTAATGACAACTCCATC